TAACCCAACACTTTTCATTGGGAGGCCAGCAGCATTTATCTGTGCACGAACGCTTGGTGCAACATCTTTTAGGTTATAGCTCACTTGCCCTCCAACAGTTTTAATAGACGTTCTTGATTAGCAAGCGCATCTTCATCTACAAAATCAGTTTCTGCAACTCGGGAAGTAATTCCGTGGATAGTTGGGTAGAAGGCAATAAACCGGCGCCATATTGGCTGACCGATACCTGCATCGTTTAGAAGTCTAGGGTCTGCAAAGAATACTCGAATTGCTTTTAGGATCGAAAGATTTGTTGCATCAGACTCTGAGATAGTTTTATTGATCCACTTCGCTAACTGCTCGCCGTTAATCTGACCAGGAATGCCGGAAGCTTTTTCACGGACTAGGTCGTAAAACTCTGAGACAAGATCTTTTGAAGTCCAAGTTTCCTCTGGTCGCTCATACCGGCGCATACTGGCTGGTACAGCCTCAAACTTAGTTTTCTTGTACTTGGCATTACGCATTGCCTTCTTGTCTTCAATCTTGCCTACAGCCCCAGGAGCTTCGTCAATATCAGATTTCTTCTTTGGTAAATTCTCATCCAGGTTTGGCCAACCCATTTCGATTCCTTCCTTCGGTTTCAGCGCAGCTGAAGTATTAGAAGTACGTAGTACTTCTAATACATTTAGACTAGTAGTTATATCATTAGTATTAAGTAAGCTATATAGAACGCCTGGATTACCGACGCCTGATAATCCGTCGTCGGTGAACTTCAAAGTAGTGCGCCATTGACCCCCAACTTGTGCTTTTACGGCCTTTATGTATCCAGCATCTTTGAGTTCTTTCATGGCAGAACGAATTGCGTCCCGACCTTCTGGGACTGCTGTAGATATTTCATCGGCAGATAGAACTCTGCCTGTTTCTATGTAAAACGCATACAACCCGCGAGCGCGTAGCGATAAGTATGGATTAGAATATGGTGATTGCATGTAGACCCCCCTCTACAAAAATCTTACATCCGATCTACCCTCTTTGGCAAACCACGCATTTCACGGACTGATGGGCCCGTAAAAACTTGTTCTACCAGTAAGGACATAGTTAGACCTAAGAACGTTGAGGCCAGGCAATAAATCAAAAGGGGAAGCCCCGAAACCCCTAAGATTATGGAAGAAGGTACGGCTATGGCTGCAGCTAGTAAGCCACGCCATTTTCCGATAGATATTATCAGTCCTTCAACTGCTGTTAAAACACAAGCAGTTGCGAGTGCAGCTATAACAACATTTGTCATAGGCCAGAGGCTACTCTCTAAAAACAACCCTGTCAATATGGAAGGTTTGACCTGTGGCTGCAGGGGCAGTTGTCGCACAAGTTACGCTTAGAACTGCGTAAGAAGCTCCCGCCGTATCTGCTGCGCTAATAGTAGCGGCTATATACGCCCATCGATCTTGACGCACTACTAGTGCTGAAGCTGTTCTATTAATTATCTGAATATCGAATTCATCGTAAAATTTTACGCTTAAAGTATAGGTTCCAAAAGCATCTTCGTTTTCAGGCTTTACTGCAACTGATGCGTAGTACCCACGTAAGCCTAGTACAGGGACCTGTCCTGTAGTAATACCAAACGCACTTGCTGCATTTGCTGTTACCTTACAAAACGCTGTTCCATGAGTGCAGTACTCGTCAAACAAAGTACCGCGAGTTACTGTTCTTGATAGATTAGCTGCTACTCCAGACCAAGACCCTAAACTTCTTTCAAATGATGCAGAAGGTATTAAAGAAGTTTCAAGTTCTGGGTACGGAATAGTTGCTCTTCCGGCCTCTATAGACCAACTGCTTCCATGAGGTAAAACCTTTGGGAGAGTATAGAAAAGTCGTGAGTATTTTTCATAGTAGTTAGCCCAGTAGTTGCTCTTACCGCCGTGCGAGCTCTCTTCTCTAGAAAGATACATGTTTTTAGTTATATCACCAGTATTCGGGCGAGTTACTACACCAGAACCTGCAGGATCTACAAACTTTGAAGGTATACGACCAAGCTCTGCTTGAACACCATCTACGTAAAATACTGCGGCAGAACCAGACCCTGTTGATAGGGATATTGTTAAAGTAAATGTAGTTTCTCCAGCAGCAGCAACTCTTGGAGCATAAATTCTTGTCCAGGAGTCTTTATTAGCCTCTTCTATTTCAAATAGGTTTACTGCTTGCCCATTTGTAGATATTGAGTAGGTACCGGCTTTATTTCTTACGTATGCCGACACAACCATATCTTCTCCACCGACAGCTGCGTTTGGTAGAGTAACTACTGTAGATATAGATCCTCCACCAGCTTTGCTTACTTTTCCTTGTTTAGTTCCATACAGTGCCGGTGAAACCTCACTTACAGAGGTAAACGTAGTGCCCGATCCTGCAGTCCAACCTGTTGTATCTTCTAAGGAAGGGTTAGATACAAAATTAACTACATTTTTAATTTCCCAATGGCAATCTGCGGGAACAAAGAAAGTAGATGTATTTGGGTTTGCAGGAGTTGGAGCTCCGCTTCCTTGAAAGAAGGAGTCAAGAACAGGGGTTTGTTCTAGCAATGCCGCATCAAAATAAAACACGTCGTTAATTTCTGCTGCATCTGTGTACACAGACACCTTTGCTAAAGGTATTCCAGAATCTGTAGTTTGGACAGGGGCTACAGAGGTAACTACTAGCCTTTGAGCAGTAGACGTAAGAGTTACTGGGTCAGAGTCAACATAGTAAGGGTCTATTGGATAGTACTGACCATCTGTATCAGTAAGGACAGTAACTTGATCATAATCTGACTGTTGTGATGAGTATTCAATTCTTGCTTTTACAGAACGAGTAGCTCCACTAGCATGGATGCTAAAAGTGTAGTTTGCTCCAGGGGCAACGGGTACCCAGTCAGAAACAAAAGCAACTGTGTCATCTGATGTAGCCTTAACTTTTGCTACAGCTGACCCAAAAATCTTTGCAGCGGTTGGTGGATTAAAGTCCTGAGATACTGTAGCGTTTAGTGCTGCCCAATTAGCCGTGCTGTTATCAAATCCCGGGTTAGGAAGAAGATTTTCTTTTTCTCCGGCAACTGTTACAATAACTTTTCTAGCGTCTTGATACTCAAGGCTATATTCTGCCTCAGAAAACTGAAACATATCAAATAGAAACTCAGTATTAGCAGGTACTCCTTGAAGTGTTATTTCTACCCCAGCATATACAGCATTATCTGGAGGTGGAAGTACGTTGCCTAGATCAGTGGTCCCAAAAGAAAAATAAACCCACTGATTAGTTATTTCTCTTGTTTCTCCAGCAAGAGTAGTAACACTGATTCTGGTGCCATCTTTGTCAAAATAAATAATATGGCCTAGTAAATTAGGGTACTGAGAAATTGTAGCCGTTCTTGCATCTTTAGACCTAACCCACCCACTAAATCTATATTCTTTTCCAGGTTTGATAGGTATTCCGTAAAATTTTGAATTAGTTGAGTTCCATCCAACTAAAGAAATAGTCTGACGGTTTTGAGTTCCTGTAGCACCTCTTGCTAAACGCATAAATCCAGATGTCCTTGGAGGAAATATATTGTCATAAAAATTACCTGATGGAGGAGTTATTGCTACCCCTATATCAGCCAAAGATGTAGAGTATTTTTGATGAGTTAGTGTCCAGCCAACGTGATGCGTTGCAGGGTTGTATATAGAGTCCGCAAAACTTTGAAGAGTGTTGGTCCAGCGACCAATAGACTCCTCAAAAGAAGAATCATTATAGTCAAGCATTAGGTTATGGCCTACACGCACATCAGTATCCCAGTGAGTCAAGGCAGTTGTATATGCAGAGACTCCTCTAGAGGTTCCCTTAGTGGCGTTAATAATATTTCCAGATCTGTACACAGATCGGTGATAGGTATCACCTAAGGTAGGCTCGTAGGAAAATCCTAGATCCTGTACTTTATATCGCAGTAGGGCGGTAGATATTTTTTTAAAGTCTGAGCTTTTTTCTAAAAGGCCCGCTTCTACTCTAAGACGGTCATAGGCAAAAGCATAAGCAGTCAAGCTTGTGTATAGTTCGTTAGATGACTCTGGCTCTCCCGTTAGGTCGCCTAACTCACCAGAAAGGTTGTTAAGCCATACTCTAGGTATCCACTTACTTACTTTAGTTATAGTGTCGGTACTAGGAACAGCTAAAGCTTTTGTGCTTCCGCAATTTATCCAGTTATTGCCATTAAATACCCAAAAAGAGTATGTAATCTCAGAGCCTTGTTCTACATCTTCTACGTCAATTTTAGCTAGTCTATATGAGCTTATTAGGTCCTCATCTATAGAAATACCGTCATAAGGACTTAATGGGGTGCCAGAAAAAGACTTAATCAACTTCCAATGTGTTGGAAGAGGGTCTGCAGGGTCAGTAATTACTGACCCCCAGGTTAATGAAACGGTTTGATAGTCATAAGACCATGCCGTAAGTCCGACGTTATAAAAAACACGATTGTTTTCTATTTCACCGTATTTAGGAGACCCATATTGCGAAAACGAATATTTAGCCATCTATCTAGTTACATCCCAGCTAGTAGAAAAGGATCAAATCTTACTGCCTCCGCCTGCTCTAGAGCTGAATTAGCTGTAGTGTTTAATGTTGAGTATTCGGTGCTTCCCACATACAGAACATTTGCAGTGCCTACTTTAGGAAGTCCAGCGCTATCTAAGTTAAACCCTAAGGTGTTATTAGCTGCACGACCTTCGAATAGATTTGATGTCCCTGCGGTAGTTTTTACAACTAAAGCTACAGTTCCTGAAGGAGGTTGAATAGAGTCTCCAACTTTTTTTACGTATGGGCTTACTGTTCCAGTTCCCCCTACAAGACCCGCTTCAATATTGTTTAGACGCTCATCTATAGATGTCCAAGAAGTAGTAGCTGAAGTAAATGTGCCACTAAAAGAAGATGTAAGGATATTAGTGCTTGGGTTTCCGCTAAGAGCAATGGCCATAGCCCTAACTTCGTCTTGAAGTGCGTTTATATGGTCCGCAAGGACAGTATCAACTAAGTCAACCTTGTTTGTAAAGGTTCTAATACTTGTGGGGAACTGGGCTACCATTTTACCTACCTATCCTTAGAGCAATCCGCCGGTTGGCGTAATTATTAGAGCTGCTGGCAGCAAATAAGGTATTTGATTAGCTGCAAGGGTTATTGTAGCTACACCAGAGCCATTATCTGTGTTTAACTTAGTTAAAGTTATTGATTCTACGCCAGCAATTCCAGCTGCTTTTGATATAACCGAGGACAGCGCAATAGTTCTTCCAAAAGTGTTAGCCTCGTAAGAAAATAGGCCTCCTGCGTTTAAAAAGGCTTTTGCAATATTTAATTTTACAGCGCTCTGTTTAAATGCTGCCCCAACTGTTACGTTCATAGATACATAGACCGGAACATAAGTAGGCTGTACAACCGTTAGGGTTGTTCCTACTGGAATTTTGTCCGCTAAGTACTCTTGAACATTACCTTGTAGCTCTGTCCAAGTAGAGGTAGGAGAACCACTTGTAATGCCAGGCGTATTAGTTCCGTCATTTTGAGTCTGTACGTACAAAGTTACTGAGCTGTAGACAGATGAAATTGCCTTAGCCCTGCCTATTTGTGGGGTTTGATTTGCAAGAAATTCATAGTCTTCCAGGGTTACGGCACGTCTACGTGCAGAGATTGCAGACTTAATTTTTGCTCTAAGTTGATCAGTTGTGTCTGCGTCTGCCCCGCCTATCGCTGAAGCATCGTTTGTAACTGACAAGTAAGAAACGGCTTCAGGATCTATATTTCCAGGAATAAAAGTAACTTCAGTGATAGCGCTAGATATCACATTTCCTGATGCTCCAACGCTTGTCTTGTAAGATGCGCTTATGAGCTGTCCTGTAGGAGGAACTGCTCCGTTAACTCCCTCACCAAATATAACTGTAAGACTTCCGTCCTCATTTTGAGAGGTTGTAAATACTAGGTCTGTTGGACCGTACTCAGAAAGCGTATCTACATAGGACCACGCAGCAAAAGCAGCTCCCTGACCTACGTACACGGTAAGCGAAGAGTCTACAATTCCAAAGTCAGAAATTGTGATTTCTTGGCTTGGCTCACCTGTAGAAGTTCCAAGGCTTGATGGAAGTGGCTTGTTATTAACTGGGTTAATTAAGTCTGGGCGGTCGGTATTTACCGTCTTACCCTCTTTTGCTATAAGGGTAATAGTTGAGCCAGCTGCAAGTTGAGTTGCAGACTGAGTTGTCTCAAAATATACTTCTGTGTAAGGACCAAAAGTTAGGGGAGCCATTACCTGTGTCCCAATAGGAATATCTATTGGAGAGTCACTAGTGTTTTCAAACAATATGCTTACTGTTGCTGGAGTAGGTCCTGAAGGCTTGTACCCATACAAAGAAGCAAAGTTTAGAAGAGTTTCTCGTTTTACGGCTGTGTCTACTGAGGTCTCGTTAGCTACTCGATCTAAGTAATAAGACATGATATCGCCCATATAAGCAAAGGCTTCTACAAGAACAGAGCCTAGGTCAGAAGGATCTGAGGCATCCCAATTTTTATCGGTTCGTGCGCTAATAAGATTTATAAGGTCATTCTTAAGAGCAGCAAAGTCTCTAGAAGTATAGTCAATCTGTATTTCGTTTGCCATATTACCTAACCGCCGTTACTGTTCCGTCAGAACTGAATAGTGCACTGCTTACATCTAAAGTCTTTATTGTACTGTCTGGAAGGATTACCGTAATAGTGACCTGAGCTTGGCCGCCATATTCTGGAAGCACGGTGGAGATATTGCTTATCTTTATTTCTGGTAGCCAAACTGTTACCGCGGTATTTACCGCTTGTTTTATGGCTGTATCTAGAACGTTTTCGTTTTCAAATAGGGCTCTCATAAGGTCTGTACCGTAGGATGTGAGCATTGGTCGTTGGCCAACATTTGTAGATAGCAGGGTCAATAGGCGGTCTAACCAAATTTTACTAGGCTGTTCTGTAGTATCTACTACGCCTACAGGATCTAGGCTATATGGGTAGTTAATAGCGCTGCTCATTGCACTCCTATCCATACTGGGTACTCAGGGTCTCCCGCAACAAACATAACCCAGACTAGTTGCCCGACTTTAGGGACCAATCGATGCGGTGTATGCTCAGCTACTCGAGGAGTTTGCTCTTGAGCATCATTCCAACGTTGGGTAGTATTAGCCGCGGTTTTACGTGGGTGTTTAAGGG